ATTCGAGTACTGAGTTAGACACTGGGTCCTCAAAGGATAGTACTATCACCCGCTCGAACCCGTAGAATTGAATGAGTGTTTGGACATCCATGCAAGTCTTTAGACTGCTAGCGCACGCGGTAGCGTCGGTGACAATATGGTCGATCTGACCGAACGCTTGAGCAGTGCGCCCAGCGTACACCTGCGTTAGCGAGAATGGCAAGAATTTATAGACGTAGTTTAATTCGTTATCAGGCACTGGTCGAGGATTGATCCCGGCGAGATGCGAATTGCCAGACGCAAAGATAAACGCTGTCTTGGCTGGTCGGTTACGGATCTCTTCCACCGTTTCGGGCACCAACACCTTCTCGGCCAGTCGGTGTGGAGCGTAAAACATGCCCGTACGCACACGCTTAAAAGTATCGTCGAATTTATGCACTTTCTGCGGGAACACAAGTTCGTCTACGACCGACGCTTCCGTCGTGCTTGCAGTGTGATAGTGAGTAAGGTAAATCACTTGATTAAATCCTTAGCCCACTGCACCGATTCGGGATCTCGCTTCTTATGCACCTGAATCTGATCGTACATTTCTTGTACTGATTCGGGGTTTAGAGTCTTCGCAATCGCATCGTCGATATCATAGATCTCAGCCATGTACATCCCGACCATTAGCATGTCGAGACTATCTAAGCACGTGTCTACGAATTTCGCATCCATGGAATCTATAGGCTCGAATGAGTGGTGTGCGGGCCGTGCCACTCGTGCAGCCATATTAAGAAGTTCGAGAAAGTCGACCATGCGGCACCTACGAGGGACTGAGAGTGTTGTTGACTGCCATCACCCACGTGTGCCAGTCGTCGAAGTGGTAAGGGTTAGGCATCCCGTCCCGGCTGAACAAGTCGATGCCGATAAAGCCGATCGCCCAGTTCTTCCAGTTCTCCTCACCACTCGGGATCTCGAGATTTTGAGCACCGTACTGCTCGCACATGAGTGCCGCCCAGTCATCCCAAGTCTGAAATCGGGGGTCATAAATGATAGCCATTTAGTAGCCCCTGACATCGCCAAGGTCGGCGTTAAAAAGCACCTTGCCGAGCTGATAGTTACCACCCGCCACGTTACTCACGAATTTAACTCGCAATTCGCGACGTTGTTCTTTCATGTCGATCTTGTTCGTGTCTGGGTCAAACACATAAGCTGCAGAGGTCTGATCATCACTCTGCGCGTATGGCCGACCAGTAATATAAAGCTCCATCTCGCCAGATTGCACGAAATCGGGTTCCACTCTCTCGAGTCGTAACCAACGGTTCTCGCCTATCGCTGAGGATTCGCTGGGACCACCCGACACCCACCCAAGGTCGTTTGTTTCGAAGTAGCTTTCGATAGCGTTAGAAAATGCACCACGCACCGCGTCCGTGCCGAATTCATGCTGCCATAAACTGACATAATTCATGGTGGAGTCTACGGTTATCGTAAACCCGGCACCCAAAGGGATAGCCGCTGTCAGAACGTCGCCGACTTGATATCCAGTGCCCCTAGCACCGAAGGACACATCGGTGATCACACCCCCTGCCACAGTGATTGTAGCGACAGCACCGGCTCCCGAACCACCAGTCAGCGCTTCGTTGTTATACACCCCATCTGTATAACCCACCCCCGGAGCGATCGTGATGGCATTGACGCCACCAGTGGCATTGATCTCCCATCCTGCGTTTACAGGGAAGCGGAATACTTGTGAAAAATAGCCTGCTGACCGCCGAGCACCGAGTGCCGTACCAGCATCATACCACACGTTTTCCCGAATGTTATACACGATCGCATCATTACATTCAGTCGAGCTACCCCGTGGATAAAACCACCAGACCTCACCATATCGTGGGACTTTAGTCGCGTAAATCTTTTCACGTTCACTATAATTCAGATTATCGAAAAAATAGTTCTGGTTCATGTTGTTAGGGATCTCCTTAACAACACCATTATACAGCATGAAGCGATCGACGCCAATCCAGTAGTAAATGCCGTCATACTCGATCACACACTGGCTTGACATAATTGAGGTCTGGCTAGTGATAATGTCATAACGCCAAAACTGTGTCACCGTGGTCGCACCAACCGTTATGTTCGTTGGTGCGTAAGACACTCGAATGAGTGAGTCCAATGACCAGAACAGCCCAGAAGGAGAGTTAGAACCGCCGCGCACGGGCAAAGCTTGCACGATTTTTCCGGTCGCGACGTTTACCTCGTTCGCATCGGCGCTCACCCAGTCATTCGCGTTGCCTGACGAACAATTTTTAATCAAGCCATCATTACCATACACGAAGATATAGGGGTGAAGTGATACCACACCCCCAGATACCGATAGGTTATTGTCGAATGTGACGGTCACCGTAGCACTGGCTGTCGCCGCGTTTGAGATCACTACGGATGTGGTGGACACCGACACTACCGTGGTATTCGCGGGAATGCCCGGACCGGTCACTGTCTGACCAGCGCCGATAAGAATGTTACTAGCACCCAACGTAATCGTAGTATTACCGGAGACTGTGGTCGCGGTATCTGTGAACACTCCCAGCTTGCTCATGGTTAAACCATTTATGTTACCCGAGAGCACTGGAGTATTAGTAGTGCTTGCAATATATTGCAGATTTTGACCCGGGTGAGCGAGCAGAAGGTTATTTCCACCACCGGTCGTATCGTAGAAAGTATCGAATTGCCACAGATTCAACGGGCTGGGTGTAAAGTCGCTCAGCGTGAAATCTGATATGCCCGAACCTGCGCCTGTGCTGTCGATCGGTAGCTTTTGCAGTCCGTCCGAATAGCCACTGAAGATGTTCGTAAAGGCATTTTGCGGGTTTACATAGATGCCTCGGGACGGACCAGCCAAAAATGCAGTGATCTCACGGTACCCGAGCATCTTCCTAGGACGGCCTCGCTGAAAGCGGACCCAGCGGCCATCCTGATAATAGGCTTTATCAAATATCGTACCATCGCGCTGAATGCCCGGTTTGGTATCTAAAGCGAATACCTTTTTGGTCATTAGAATGTGCCTCCGGTAACGCCGCCGGTAAATGTACCACTCCCATTGTAGTTGAACCCAGAGGCCGTAAAGGTCGCACGGTTGGTACCAAGAATGGTGATACCTATGCTGCCAGCACCGGGTCGATACATGCCAGAATTAGGCTCAGCAGCGAAGCTTAAAGATGGGGATGATACCGTTCCGTTAAGCAGCGAGAAGGTCGATGCACCGGCCTGAATCGTGTTAGCGTTGTAGAAGTTCGTACCATCACAGAATACCGTGACCTGATTACCAGCAGGTACCACAATATTTGCGGCACCAACAGCGCCCGTCGTTATGGTGAGAGAGTAACCATTATCAACGGTCTGGTTACTAATCACATACAACTGTGCCGCCGGGGGGTACACAGCCACGACGTTTGCCACTAATGTGCCGACATATTCTTGAATGACGTTTGAAGCCTCTGAGGCTGTGATGTTATAAGTGCCACCGGTGACATTTTTAACCAGTACGCTCAAAAAGAAATTCTGACTCTGACCATACCCCACCGTAATAAACGATGTGCCATCCGACATCAGGAATGCCGACTCGTCGGGCTGAAATGTCTTGCTGATAGTATAGTCGATCAATTCTCCGACCGCAGCGTTGATCGTAAACGTGCCCGATCCTACATTCTTGAATAAGCAGAACCAGTTATTTCCCACTGCGGCTGCAGAAGGTAGAGTACCGGCACCAGAGCCGCCACTCCAGACCTTTACTTGAGCACGATCAGTGCTGACAAAGCTATAGCCATTAGTGATGCTCTGAGCAGGATGACTCTGATTAAGAGTGTTAGCGATTGCAAGAAGTCCATATCCAGCAAGTGTTGCGGCATCCGGATTTGCAGTTCCCGCGCCGAAGGCAATGATGCCCCACGTGCCCTGCGCATCCGGGTTGTCGGTTATATAAATATACTCGGCGGTTCCGGGAGCGATCGTTATAATGGTATTTAAACCATTATAATCGGTGACCGTAAACGAATTTCCACCGGTGTTACGGATCAGTGCGTCATTACCTACCGAATTTTGATTCGCTGGCGGCATACGTAGATGCAGACCCGCGCTAGAGGCACTGACCTCCATGATGCGAGCAGCGTAGTTACCGGTGGCATTACCGTTGATAGGCCACGCAAGTTGAGTATTAGCGGTCAGCGTGATGGATCGGTAAGACACATCTGTGGGCTGAACCACATCACCAGTGAAAGGACTTATGAAGCTCATGTATCCATCGCAATAGCTTGACGATCAGCAATCCGGAGTTTATCCTCAGTCTTCAGCACATTGATGATTTGGCTGTACTGAGATTGCCACATCGGAATGCGGTCATCGTTTTTAAGGAAGGGCATCGCTTGTAAGAGCGTACCATAGAGCATGGCTTGAGGTGCGTATTCCGTAAACCAGTTAGTCTGATTTGACGAATCGAGC